ACAAAAAGAGCCGCTACATGGATTTCTCCACGTATTGGCTCTTAGGCGCTACAATATAATTAAGATTATAGCTTCCATCTATTACGTTTACAACTAGTTATATACCAGTTATAACGGTTTAATTACACTACCGGATTCAGTTTTGCTAATTCCTTCCTTAATTCGGTAAATTCTGTATCTAAAGAGGTCTTTATCTCATAAAGTTCACGATATTTGTGCTCATATTCCTCCATAGCTGTTACATCACCAGATTTATATCTTTGTAAATAAATATCATCAAGCTTACATAACTCTGACAGAAGTTCTCTATACTCATTTTCATTTTCTCGAATTTTCTCAAATAATTTATCAGTATTCATTCTTTATCCTCCTTTTGCGCATTGTAATTATCTCAATCATATAAAAATTTATTTTTTATTCCGCAATGTGGACACTGACAAATCACCTCATATTGCACGGTGCCATTTGCATTCCCTATTGCATATGCATCTGCTTTCAGATTGGGAACCTTTCTAACCTGATATGGTATAATTCTAAGCTCATGCTCCCATTCAAACTCATTATTACAACAAAAGCAGGTATGCCATCCTTTGATTACATTCTCCATAGCTATTTTCCCCTTTCCATTTTTGATAAGGAAATTGTACCACTTCATCCTTCATAGTTCAATCAGAAATACGCTAAAAATATACACGTTATTTTATACAATCGCAACGTACTTTTTAAAGATCTCCTCTGTATGGTCTTTCCCTACAAAAGTATAGAACCTTGCAGCTGTGCTGTTATCCTTATGCCCGATATACTCCCCGGCATCATGCACAGATCCACCTCTCTTGGTTATATTGGTGGCCGTGGTCTTACGGAACAGGTGCGGATACACGCGCCGCTCCATCTGTGCTCGCTTTTTGATCGCATAAACGGATGATCGGATGCTCTGTCTGTTAATACCCTTGTGCTTATCACCCCTGATAGCCGTAAACAGTGCCTCTTTACTGTTAAACTGGATTCCTCGGTCCTTGATCCAATCCATTACATACTTAATTGCTACACTATCCAAAAACGCTGTCCTGTATCGTCTAGACTTCTCTCCATATACGGATACTTCCCCGGTACGCCAGTCAATATCACATACCTTAATCTGTTCTGCCTCTCCAACTCTCACCGCTGTAGATCGTAAAAACTCGATCAGCGCCCGATCACGCTTATTCTTGCAGCCGGTCTTAAGCTGCTCTACCTCTTCCGGCTCCATGTGGTCTATAGGTTTCTCGATGGTCTTATACGGCTCAATTGCATCACAGGGATTTTCCACGATCAGGTGTG